CATCTGTTGATACTGGTGCAGTTTTACATCCCGAGGCAAACAAGTTAATGTATTCGTCTTCGCCTTCTTTACTTAGAAAAATCATAGATTGCGTTGTAGACAGTAATCTGTATAAATTCGTTCACGGTGCCATTCATCTCCCATGGGAGTTGTAGCAAAGTCGTGAAAACTGGGAGTACCTAGAGTGTAATGTAACAGCTTTGCATCTTGGTTAGCGCCGAACTCATCGGGCAACCAATTCCATACTTTAGGTAATTCTCCAACTAATTCATCAGCAAGCCAAGTAAATCTATGAAGCTGCGCACCTGTAGCAGTTTCGATAAATTCAGGAGTCACTACTTTATTTGCGGCGTGACTACAATTCCAAAGTATAACACTTGACCAATTTTTTCGAGGATAGTTTTCGTTTTTTGCACCTAGATACTTTTCTGTCATCTTAGTTTTGTAGTCGTGTTTAACTACCATGACTGCCTTACTGTCATCTCGGAGAGCCCATAATTTTTCAATGTCGTCTCTAACTAGCATATCGCCATCCATAAAGATTGCCCAGCCGTTATACTCCATTAGATGAGGGACAAGGAAACGACTGTAAATAAACTGATTACTACCGTCGGTATGTGTTTCTTGATAATCTTGCATATTCTTTAATGCAAGTGGTGTAACCGAAATTGGCTTACTAGAATGCCTAATAATACTGTTGGCACATACATGGTATGCTATTGCTTCTCTATGGTCATAACCAATAAAAATATTAATCATTTTCTTTCTATATCCTCTTCTATACAGTTTTCACCATATTGAATTTCAATAACTCGCAAAGGTTGATCCGTCTCATTACATAATTTATGCCATTGAGTTCTATTGATATGTATGTGTTGATGTTGTGTGTATTCGCCTAATAGATCCATGTCTGAGCTGTGATCTATAGTATAGACTGTGGCAGTACCTTCGGCCACAAACCAATGTTCTGCACGATCTTGATGACGTTGCATACTGAGACAGGTCTTGGGATTGACTGTGAGTTCTTTGAGTTTGACATGATTGTCAACTTCATGTAGCACTCGATAGTATCCCCAAGCTCTACTAGTCTTAGGTGCTTTCCACTCTTGGAGAATCCATGAGCTTGAATTCTTTTTGTCTTCACCGCCAACGGCAAATACAAAGTCTAAGTGAAGCATTTTTTCAAGTAGATCCATTTCTGGAATATTTTCTTTTGTTCGATCCCCGCCGTTGGCAAAGATAATTTGAGCATATGGATGAATTGCTCTAACTTTATTAATAGCATCTTTGGCACTATTATCGCTGTCGTCAAAGTTAATAACTCTGTCAACATTATGCAGTGCTGCTATAATAGTTGCACGTTCTTCCCAAGGCATAAATTCCTGCCCTTTCTTTCGACGTAGCCACTCATCGGAGTTTACACCAACGATTAACGAATCGCCTAGTTCTCTAGCTGCTTTAATGTAGGCAATGTGCCCTGAATGGAGGGGGTCAAAACCCCCTGTGATTAGTACAATACGTTTCATACAGATATTTATCTGCGTGTATTATACAGTATTTAAAGACTGGCGTCTTCTAGGCCAGCTGTACGTAGTTTTACAATATTACTTAATTGCCACTGTTTTATGTCTAGAGCTTTGATAATGCCCAACCACTTGTTGCGTAGTAGTGCAAAATCGTTGATGATCTTTTCAAAATCTACAACGTCAGCTTCGCCTTCAACAAACTTTTCACAGTCTCTAGAGCTTAACTGACGTTGATAGGTTTCAAGATACTTGCGAAAATGTTGGCTACGAAGTCTACGAAGTTCGATATTGAGATATTCTAAAATACCTTCAATTTCTTGCAGTTGGTTAAATCGATTTTCCACAATGCCGGGCATCTGCGCAGAAGCTTTTTCAATGTTGCCTGCTACACGGACATCTTGTTTTGCTTGAATTAATTCAGCTTCATAATAGGCCACGGCATCTGGAATATTTGAAATATCTTTGGAAACACGATCATACCAATTCATTTATTCCTCATCTTCGTAGCTGTCTTCATCCTCAATGTCTTCTCCGTCGATAGCATAATCAATTGCAGTATCAAGATATGTGTCAACACCTTTGAGACTGTCGAGTACACTTTCTTTGATACCATAATCTATTAGTGTATTAACAAAATCCGCTGCTACATCCTTGCGATGTTTTTCAGGAATATGTTCCAGTACCAATGTCCAAATATCTGCAATTAAATCTTCTTTCATTCAGTGACCTCCAAGTCTGGTTCAACTGTATTAGTTATCTCAGAAGTGGAAATTTCACCGTGTTTAGAAATGTCTGCCATTGCAATGTCTAGTCCGTCTTTCTCATTGCGTTCCCATGCCTTGCGGAACTGTTTAATGATCTCGCCGTCCTTGGTAGTGTAGACAAGACTGTTACCTTCTTTCTTGAGTAACCCCTTGGCTTCAAACAAGTCAACCAATCCACTGTATGGACTCATACCTGTTTCGTAAGGAATCTCAACCTGCACACTTTCGAACGGCTTGGCATAACGTGTTTTCATAATTTTACAGGCTGCACGAATACCTTGAACAGTTGTAGTCTTATTACCATCAGCATCAAGTTTTAATTTCAATTTACGCATAGCAACCACAATTGAACTTGCATAGATAAAACCTTGACCACCTGAGATTTTATCGTCTGGATCAAACATATCTTGACTAGCGTATGTGTGATTGGTACATACCATACCAATGTTGTAGGCGCCGAACATATTGACACAGTTACGAACTAGTGCTGTTAGTGCTTTAGGTTTACGGCCCATATCACCTTTCATGTCACCTGCTTGGAATTGATTAACGTCTGTGGGAGTCAACAACATACCCAAGCTGTCAATGATAAACAAGATCTTAGGACGCTCTGCCTCATCCATTGTTTTGTATTCTGCAATGAACTCTGTAATAGTCTTTGCCACATCGTCAATCATGGCCATATTGAGTTTTAACAACTTGTCCGGGCCTGTGTCAACGCCAAGAGCGTGTAACCATTTTTCATCTAGTGCATTTTCTGTATCAATCAAGATAGGATAAATGCCTTGTGCCTGTGCATTCTTGACTAGATTACCCGAACAGATAAATGATTTTCCTGCGCCACTCTCGCCTGCAAACACAGTAACCTTGCCTAACGGGATACCTCGATCAAAGTATCCGCTGATAAGATAGTTTAATGCATAGTTGTTTGTGCTAACCCAATCAGTTGGGTCGTTGAAGCCAATACTTAACCCTTCAATAGATTTAGTGATGGACTTTCTAAATTTTGAAATGTCGAATGCTTTTGCCATATTGTTCTCTTTAAATGGATAGAGAGTACGGGATTCCCGTACTCTCTATAAACGATTTTACTTTTGACGATTGCGAATCATTGCAAGAATATCTTGCGCACGACTTGCACTTTCACCAGCGGGTGCTGCTGATGCTGGCTTTGCTGCCGGAGTAGCAGACTCTTCCCAAGGAGCATCTTCTTCGGCTGCTGCTACTGGAGCGGCCACTGCGGCACGTGGTGCGACAGCTTTGTTGGGATCCCCTGTGGCCTGACCCATACCTGCTGGCTTGAAGTATTGACCCCAACGTTCTAGGTCATATGCTTCACCGTCGACTGATGCTTCAAACATTTCCTTCATGACCTTGAGCTCAACGTCTGTTGGCTTCTTGGGCAAGAAATCGCTGAGATTATGCAAGCCAAATTGCTCAATAGCTGCCTTGTCTGCATCAGCAATTGCACGTTCACGACGACTCCACTTTGATGTAGAGTAGTCAGCAAAACCACCTTTGCTAGTTTTAGCAATACGGAAGTCAACACCACGCATATAGTCAGTTGGCAATTCTTCCAACTCTGGATCCATTAATGCTGAACGGATAATTTGATAGATTTGAGGACCAATGATAAATCTACGGATAGGATTCTCTGGAATTCTATCTTCTTTGATAGGATCTTCAACAACAAAGCCTTGGAAAATGTATGAACGCTTTTTCCAGTACTTACGGCCCATTTCTTCCAGAGCCTTGTCTTTAAACCAGCCACGAACTTCTGTAAGAATTGGACAAGCTGTACCGTCGTTGTACATTTCAACACAAGGAACCTGTACTTGTACAGCTCGTGAATCTGTTTCACCTTTGATGCCTGCAAACGGCAATTTGATCATTGCTCGTTCTACCCAGAAAAATGTATTGGCAGAGTTGCCATCAGGTAGCAAACGGATAACCGCTTCCTTGCCTTCTTGCATATTCCAATGTGGGTAAATTGCGTTGTCTCCACCGCCGGTGGATTGTCCTGTGGACTTTGCTTGTGCTTCTTGAAGTTT